TGAGGCGATCTCCGAGGGTGGCTCGGTGACAATCCAGCGGCGCTGGGGCAAGGCGAAGATCAAGAAGATGATCCGCGACGGCGCGATCCGCAAGGACGAGGGCGAGGCGCTGATGGAGCAACTCGCCAAGAAGGGGCCGCCCGAATACGTCGATGCCGACAAGAAGCAGGTCGATGCCGCCGGCATCAAGGGGCACGGCGGCAAGAAGTTCGCGCTGGTCTACGAGACCCACATGAAGCTGGAGGTCAAAGGCGAGCGGCGGCTGTGCCAGATCTTCTACGGCGGCGAGCAGCAGATCCTCGGCGCGCGCCTCAACCCGCTGTGGTGTGATCGCCTGCCGCTGCTGTCCTGCCCGGTCGAGAAGGTCGCGGGCGCGTTCAAGGGCGAGAGCAAGGTCAAGGACTGCGCCGACATGCAGTACGCCGCGAACGACGCGGTGAACATGGCGTGGGACTCGGCCGCCTACGGCCTGATGCCGATCATCATGACCGACCCGGAGAAGAACCCGCGCGTCGGCTCGATGGTGCTCTCGATGGCGGCGGTGTGGGAGACCTCGCCGAACGATACGCAATTCGCCAAGTTCCCCGACCTGTGGAAACAGGGCTTCGAACTCGTCAACGCCTGCAAGTCCGAGGTGTCGCAGACGCTCGCGGTCTCGCCGGCCGCGATCACGCAAGGCCTGCCGACCGCGAACAAGTCGAAGCAGAACCAAGCGATGGTCGCGATGGAGCAGCAGATCGACATCCTCACCACCTCGGACGCCGTCACCGTCCTTGAGGAGGGCATCCTCACGCCGATGCTCAACCTGTTCCTTGAGCTTGACCACCAGTACCGCGACCGCGACCTCACCGTGCGCCAGTTCGGGCAAATGGGCCTGCAGGCCGCGATGGAAGACATCCCGCCGGTGCAGATGGACAAGCGGTACCAATTCCGTTGGTTCGGCGTCGAGCAGGCGCGCTCCGCGCAGCAGATCCAGCAGCAGATTGCCGGCATGAACGTGATGCGCGGGATTCCGCCGCAGCAGTTGAGCGGCTACGAGTTCAACCTCGTGCCGGTCATCACCCAGCTTGTCGAAAACACCTTCGGGCCGCGGCTCGCGCCGCTCATCTTCGTCAAGCCCGAAGACCAGATGCCGGTCCCGGTCGATCAGGAGAACGCGCTCCTGGCGCAAGGCTTCGAAGTCCCGACCCACAAGCAGGACGACGACAAGCAGCACCTGCAGGCGCACGGGCAACTGCTGCAGCAGATCCAGACCACCGGGGAGGGGAAGAATGCGAAAAAGATCCAAGCGCACATCTGGCGGCACGTCCAGCAGGCGCAGGCGAAGCAGCAGGCCGCGATGCAAGCCCAGCAGGCCGCGCAGCAAGGTCAGCCGGGCGTTCCGGGCGGCGCAGGGCCGGGCGTCGCCGGCACGCCGCGGCCCGGTGCGCAGCCGGGGCAACCGCGGCCGCAAGGCCCGCCGGGCATGATCCACCGAGACCAGATGCGCGACCCGCGTCTGATGCCTCGCAAGGTGGGGTGAGAAGGAGACGACGATGAAGGAATTTTTCTGGATCCTCCTCGGGGCGCTGATCGCCGCCGCCGTCGGCACGGCGATGGCCCAGCGCGGTCCGTCCGAGGTGCTTGGGTGCATCATGACCTCGACGCCCCCGACCTACACCGCCGCCCAGAACGGGCAGGCTGTCCCGCTGTCGTGCGACACCAGCGGCAAGGTACGGGTCAACACCACGTAAGGAGGCCGCGATGCCCATCAGCGAACAGGCCGGCAATGTCGCGACCGGCATTGTCGACGGCCTGAAAACGCAGCCGCTCGCACTGGCGTTGATCGTGCTCAACCTGCTTTTCGTCGGGGTCGGTGCGTATGTCTGGAAAAGCGAGAGCGCGAGGCGTGCCGAGTTCGTCGGCAGCATCATGCAGAAGTGTCTGGACATCACGGCGAAGCCCGACGGCTTCAAGTAGGTTTCCGAGGTTCGCGGCGTAGGTCCCCCTGCCGTCGCGGACGTTTGACTACCTCTGACTTGGCCCCGGTCTCGGCCGGGGCCTTTTTCGCGCGTTCGAACACGTGTGTCCCCTCATGGTGTGACGAACCACCACACCGCCATCGCTCCGCTGCCGATGAACAGCAGCCCAAGGGCCGCGGCCGCGCAGAACTGCGGCCACGTTTCCAGCATCGGGCGGTCAGGCATGCCCGTTGCCGTTCGGCTTGCGCTTGCGCTTCTTCTTCGGCCCGCGCTGCTTGAGCAGCCAATCCGCCTGTTTCTCAATTTCCTTCTGGTAATCGAGGTCGCGCACGCGGACGAAGCCGACATGGACGTGGCCGCGGCTATCGAGTTCGTCGCGGCGGACATACCCCAGCGCGGCCGCCACCTGCGTCGCGGTCGCGTTCTGCGGCCGGCGGGTGGTGCCTTCGAACCAATTGTGGAAGGTGGTTGTCGAGACCCCGGAGATGGCTGATGCGCGGCCGTCGGTGAGGTGATTCTCGGCCTTCACGACGGTGCGCAGCGCGTCAATCATCGGGTCCTTGTCTACGAAGTTGTAGTGTCGGTAGACGCCGACCTGCATGCGTCGCGCCATCAGATGTACCTCGCGCGGTCACGGCCTTTTTTGGTGAGGACGTAGCCGTTTTCGTTATGCTGAACAAACCCCGCCTTTTTGCAGAGGTGAAGCGCCGAAGCAGACGAGTCCGGCTGGCGTCCGTCCTTTTGAAAGGCGTCTCTGACGAACGAAGTCTTCACCGGACCCTTCTGCTTCGCGAGGCTTTTGATGATGAACTTTTCGCCGGTGATCTCCTTGCGCACCGGTAGCTTGCGCGGCTTTTTCTCCCCCCCGTTCGGCGCGTTCGCGAATTTATCGTGACCGTTCGTCACAGGCTTTTGGTCGAAGAGAAGATCGAACTTCGCGACGCCCGGCGTGCGGTCGAGCGTGTTGATAACGTGGCCTAATGCCACCTCTTCTATTTGTAATAACACCTTGATCAGCTTCGGCATTGGGGTTCCCTCTCGTGTAGACTCCCCCCAAACTACGCCAATAAGACGTTTTGTCCAGTGGCCCCCAGCCGCATCGTCATACCTTTTCAGGGGTGACGGATACCGACATCGGGGCAAGCTTCTTCCCCAGTTCTGCGACGACCGCGTCGACCTGTTCGGTGGTCGCGTCCTTGAAAGAGGCCACCGGCAGCGGCTTGTAGCCGGCGAGTTCGGCCGATTGGAGCACCGCGTCAATCGCCTCGCGCACCACGATGAGCCGCGTCGCAATCTCAAGGCTGAAGGCTTTGAAGTAGTCGCGCTCGCGCACGAGGCGCGCGTTGGTTTCGTGCTCGCGGCGAAGCTCACCGCCTTGCGCTTCGAAGCTCGCCCGCAGCGAGACGGCCTGTGTCTTGAGGTGGTCGACCTCTTCCTCAAGGTCGTGGATTGTCTGCAGCGTCGCGGCGTCGAGACGTTTTGCCATCGCGTTCTCCCTGTGCAGACGCCGATCATAAGACACAACGTCCATTTTCTCAAGATTGCGGCCGCGCGCCAGCGGGTTTTTGGCGGTTCCATCTAGACGTATGGTCTTAACCGGATTACCCTCCCCCACATCTTGCGACTGACGGCCGTAAGCCGTCGACCGACTGGCACCCGGAAGGTGCTGCGACTGACGGCCGTAAGCCGTGGAGGCAGCCATGATCGGAGACGGTGATGAAGAGGACATCGTCACAGGGACCGAAGGTGAAGGAACCGAAGGGTCGGACCCCGCAGGGCGGGACGAGGACGGCGAAGTATCCGCCGAACACGCTGACGACCAAGAAGACGATGGGCAACAGGACGAAGAAGTAGAGCAGCCGGAACAGCCGGCGGCCGCGCGGCCACCTTCGCGCGGTCAGGGCCGAATCCAGCGGCTCACCAACGAGCGGAACGAGATGCGCGAGAGGCTCGCGCAGCGCGACCGCGAGATGGAAGAGTTGAGACGCGCGCAGGTCGCGCGTCAATCGCAGGAGTCAGAGGAGCAACGCCAGACGCGGCGCGCTCTGATGACGCCAGAAGAACGGATGCAGGACGACCTGGCGCACATGCGTCAGGAATTTTCTGCACAGCAGCGCGCGCAGCACCTTTCGACGCAAGCGTATTTGGACAAGACCAACTACGACGCGAAAGCAGCGGTGAACCCGACATACGCAAAGTATCGGGACATAATCGAAGAACAGTTTCAGAGGCAGTTGAACTTGGGCAGGCCGGTGGAGCGGGAGATCCTGCTCCAAAACCATCTCGGGAAGCTCGCGCTTGAAGGCGCGGGGCGAACGGGTGGTCAGCGTCGGCAAGCCAAGGCGCGTGTTGAGTCGCAACGCGTGCCTGCGGGAAGCGGTAAGGGCGATGCGCCCTCGCAACGCGCGAAAGCAGGGGACACGGCCGAAAGCCGGCTGAAGGACGTGTTCATCTGACGCGGAGGCCAGAGGCCTTCGCATAGCGCACGAGGGCTACAATGGCTGGTAACAACGTTGCTTCGCAATTCTCGGCCGACATCGTCGCCTACATTGCGGAGAAAACTCTCCCGCTCGCTCGCAAGCAACTGGTCGCGTACCAGTTCGGCGACCCCCTGACACTCCCGAAAGGACGCGGCACGACCTACACGGCGACGCGCTATCTGCGCATCCCGCTGCCGTTCGCTCCGTTGTCGGAAGGCGTCCCGCCCGTCGGCGAGACGATGACGATCCAGCAGGTCTCGGCGGTCGCCCAGCAATGGGGCGACAAGGTGACGATCACCGACGTTGCCGAGATGACGATCTACCACCCGCTGTTCCAGAAGGCGACCGAACTGGTCGGCCTGCAGGTCGGCGAGACGCTGGAACGCAACACCTTCAACACGCTCAACAGCGGCACCCAGATCAATTACGTCAACTCGCGCGGCGCGCGCGCGTCGCTGGTGGCCGGTGACGTGTTGAGTCCATACGAGATCCAGCGCGCCTACTCGATGCTGTTCAACCTCGGCGCACCGCGCTTCATGGGCGACGAGCAGACGAACACCAAGCTGGAAGCCGATGCCGGCGGCGCGAAGGCTTCGAACAACCCGCGGCAGATGCCGCACTTCACCGCGATCATCCATCCGTTCCCGGCGGCCGACCTGCGGCAGAACTCACAGGTGCAGACCGCGTGGTCGTACAGCGACATCAACCGCATCTACAATTACGAGGCGGGCGAGTTCAACGGGATTCGGTTCTGCGAGTCGAACATGGTCCCGTTCTGGACCGGGTTCGCCAACAACGCGGCGGGCATCACCTACACCCCGTCGACCACCGGCGGCGCGCTCGCGGCCGGCAACTACTTCATCCAGATCACCGGCACCGACACGCAGAACCAAAGCGAGAGCCAGATCTATCAGATCTCGGCTGCGCAAAACATCGCGTCCGGCACCGCCGGCTCGATTGCGGTCAAGGTGCCGTCGACCACCGGCTTCACGTACAGCGTCTACATCTCGACCTCGTCCAACATGGCGAGCGCGGCGCTGGGCGTGGTCGCGACCGGCGGCCCGACCTCTGGTCCGCTCACCGGTCAGGCGACCCAGATCGCCCCCGGCACCACCGTCACCGTCACCGCGGCCGGCATCGCGCAGCAACCGCCCGCAGCGCCCGCCACCGGGCAGACGGTGTACGCGACCTACGTGATCGGTCGCGGTGCCTACGGTCAGGTCATGCTGGACGACGTGAAGTTCACCTACCTGAAAGAGGCCGACAAGTCCGACCCGCTCAACCAACTGCGCGTGGTCGGCTGGAAGTGCTTCTACGGCACCCTCATCGAGAACAATCAGTTCTTCATGCGGATCGAGGGCGTGTCGGCGTTCTCGGCGACCTTCGGCTGATGACGACGGGATGATGGGAGGCCGCGATGGCACTGGGCACGATGGGCAGCACGACCACGACCGGACTTCAGTCGGTCAACGGCTGGACGTACAGCACGGTCGCGCAGGACGTGGGCAGCTTGGCGAACCTGATCAAGGATGACGCCAACCCGGCGCATCCCATCTTGCCGGGGGCCTTCGAACAAAACGGCCTCCTCATCATCCCGCGGCGCGGCATCTTGAAGGTGCTGCCGGGAGACTACGTCGGCGTCGACGCGAACGGTTGGCCGATTCTCGTGTCGGCCAACTCGATAGCGGCCGGCGGCTGGACGCATTCGTAAGGAGACACCATGGCGAAGGACCCGAAGAAGCTCGACGCGGC